GAGACTATGAATTATTCAGGCTAGTATTTGTACAGTTAAGGCTTCTCCATCTACATTAGTAAATGGTACTGTATATATAAGGTTGTACATATTACTTGTATTTACTTGTCTTACTTGTTTGAGAATTAAGAACGCCTACCAAATCCCTGCCTTCGATTCTTAATTTAACCTCTCCACCAGCATTAACGGAAGTCCCACCTTTACCATCTAAAAGGTTAAACAGATTCTTCTGCTGCCTGTTATTGAGAATCATTTCACCACTATTTACTCTAGCTATATTGTAATCACCAATAGTACTATTACCAGCAATAATACCGCCATTAGCAAACTTAGGTATAGAAGCCATAGCAGCAGTAATAGCTGTAATAGCAGCAATAGCATTAATCCAACCAACAACAGGCACAGCAGCGGCACTACCTGCACTTTCAGCAGCAGCCTTAGCTGTTAAAGCTGTAGTTAGTGAAGTAAGAGCAGGTATAGCAGCAGCAACAGAATTAACTATGTTTGCTCCATAGCTTAACCAAGCTCCAGCACCTTCATTTGTTATATTGGTAATAGAACCCATTACAGTAGCAATATTTGATAGAGAATCAGCATAATCATTATTCAGTTCAATAGCACCAGTAGATACTGGTTTGATTTGAATAGAGCCAGATTTTAAATCGTCTGTTACATTTTTTCCAACAGGCTTACTAATATCTCCACCGACTAATAAAGGTGTTCCTGTAGCCCTTAATTGCATCATCTTTAATTGTGTTTCGGCTTCATTAATAGCCTTCATAAATCCAACTCTAGAACCTTCATCTGCCGCACTTTCATAACTCTTTCTAAGGCTTCCAATTTTCTTCTGTAACTCTACTATAGTACCAACAGGAATAACTTCACTTGTTTTTACAGAAGTACTAGTTTTAATTCCAGCTATTTCATCCCTCGCACCAGCTCTATCTTTCTCCCAAGTACCAGCCTTATCATTCAAATCATTCAATTTGTCGAATAGGTCTGTAAAGGAATTAAATACTTCTTCATTCAAGGAATCTGCCAATCTTATTAGCTCGTCATTTCTTTCTCTGGCTTCTTTGGTATATGTATTATATTGCTTTACTTGGTTGCTCCAGTCTTGATAACTACCTTTACCTGTCATTTGGTATAATGATTGTCCAGTGTTAGCAGCATCCCTAGCAGCCCTGTATTTCTCTAGTTCTTTTCTTACATCACTATTCTCATCATATACATCTAGAACTAGCTTTTGAGCGTTACCAGTATTCATATACTTACCCTCTCCAACAGTTTTAGTTATCATCTTTTCTAATCCTTTGGTAACTGTATCTGTCATCTCTCTAATGTCGGCAATACCCATTATAAGGAGTTTATCTAATTCCTGCTGTGCCTTCTTTCTAACCTCTGGAGCTAAAGAATCATCTTCTATAATAGATTCCAGTTGGTTCTTTTTAGCATCTGTTTGCTCATATCTAATACTATTAACTTGCAAGGTCTTTTGTAGCTTTCTATAAGTATCTACATAGTCTTTTGCATTCTTAATAGCGTTTAATATTCCATTATTAAATACTGTCCAATCTCCAGAATAGATAGATGAAAAGAATTGCTCTGTAACAGTAGAACCAGTACGCATTAAAGAGTTATATTTATCTTGTAAGGCTGCATTACTGTTAAGTCCTTTTTGTAATAGTTCCGTTGCTCCATAAGCTACACCTAATACGCCTGCAAACCTACCTATGGTAGCTGTGATATTCCTGCCTACCTGTTGGAACTGCTGTACTTGTTGTGTGGACTGCCTTATATTATTATCGAATTGACTACTATTTAATAATAGTCTGGTTACTAAATCAGCCATATTTAATTATGTGTTGTATATTGTTTAGCTTTCTCTCGTAATCTCTTAATATCTTCATTACTAATAGATGTATCATTAGTAGAACTTTCTTCATCCCAAGTAAACTGCATTATATCAGTAGGCTTTAACTTCTTAGTACTGTTACATTGCGCTATAACATAAGCTACCATTCTGGCCTGTTCCCAGCTATATCTGTCCTTCTTATGTAAATTGCTAATCAGTGGTTCTAACTCATACATCTGCATCTTATCTAGTACATATTCTGGGTCTAGTCCACCTTCTATTACTAAGGTGAAATATATCTCCTTAGTGGTTAGGACTTTTTTTTAGCGTCCGTATTATTAGTAATGAATAGCTGTTGCTTCTCCAGTTCCTTCTTTAAGAAGTTCTGGAACTCTACCATAATACCCATATCTTCATCTACGGCTTCTATCAGTTCTTCAAAGGTTAGTGAACTGTCTGGATTATTAGCCATTAAGATACAGTAGAAGAATAGATATTCATCTGTGATAGTCTTTAACTCAAAAGCCTTACCAGTAATTTGTTCATAGATGAATAAGGCTCTAAGAGTATATTTCAGTTTGTAGTCTTGTCCTTTAATAGTCATATCAATAAGTATTTAAAATAAGAAAGCCTTTACACCTCCATAACCTAGAGATATAAAGGCTTATAATTAAGCTGTGGCAGTCTTAGTAAGTGCTCCCACACCTTCAAAAGATGCTGTAAATGTTGCGTTATCTCCATTAGGCGCATTAGCCTCCAGTGCTGTAATAATAACATTACCTGAATATGTTCCAGTAGTGGCTGGCAACCATCCCCCTTCTGGTACTTCATCCTTCTTTGTTGAATAATCTTTCTCTAAGCAGAATACAGCCTTGATAGGTGTTCTGGCTGTCAACTTATCGAATAACTGGTCAAATGTCACACCTTCACCATCATTAGAATAAAGGTTCTCGGTACTACAATTCCAGCTAATCTTTCTTGCAGCCTTAGCTACCCATTTACCACCGCTATCCTTAGAAGTGGTTTCCACTGTTTCCACATTTATACTTAGTTTATGGCTAGTGGCAAATGCTATAGACTTATCGTCAATAAATAGCATTAAGTCACCACCGTTAATTACTTGTCCTGCCATTTGTCTTTATGTTGAATGTAAGGTTCTGAATGAATGTATCTTCTATGTAATCTTCATCTGCGTTTGTCATTCTAATATCCTGTATGTTAATACCAGAATAGTTACCCCTTTTACCCTGTAAGGCATCCTTTACCGAATCAGCAATTTCTATAGATTCATTGTACTTATCAGAAGCTATAACCACTTCCACATAAGTATCTTCACTATATATAAACCTATCCTTACTATCAGATGGTTCTATGCTTGTTCTTCTGTAAACAATGAATGGAAATGTAGTACCTGTATCAGCTATTAAAGGGTAAATTTTATGTCCTACACTATCTATAACCTTTGCATCATTACTAAGCAGGTTATATATTGCTTTGCCTACTTGTAAACTCATCGTCTGTTTCTATTTGCTATTCTCTGAATTGACTGGCTAATAAGGTTATCCATATTATCAAAGATTTCTCTTTCCTTATTGGTTTTAGCTGTTCTAAAGAAATGTGCTGCATTGATATTACCTCTATTAGCTGCTACTCTCTGCCTTCTAATAGGATTCCTTCCTCTAACAGAAGCACTATTATTACCAGTGGTTCTTCTAACTCTAGTACCCATTTCAAAGAACTTCAATCTAAAGTCACCCATAATATGTACTTTAGCTTCTGTCCCGTTTCGGTCAGCATTAGATTTAACCCCACTTACTAAGGTTCTACCATTCCACCAGTTTCTACTAGAAGCTTCCCTACCTAAAGCCTGTCTTAGTTGTCTTTTAGTTTCCGTTGCTAGAATACCAGCACCCTTTCTTAAAGCATTCCTATAGACCTGCCTTTGCTGTCTGCTTGTCAAATCAGCGAACATAGAAGTAACCTGTCTGGCATCTACCTCTATATTATTCATTTATCAATTCAGTTACTATGGTTATTGATTGCTTATATAATTCTCGGTTAATACTAAGAATCCTATACTTATTACCATTCCAAATAATTCGCATTTGTTCATTAACCTTGTGATATAACCTTATGGTAAAGGTAACTGTATAGCAGTGGATTATTTCATTATTCTGGTTCTGTCTGTTTCCAGTATTATATGTAACCTGCGCTCTGGTACTTATAATGTCTCTCCAATCTATACCATTAGCCCCATATACATCTTTAACTGTTACAGGCTCTTGTATGGTAATCGGATAATTTAGTAATCCTGCTCTCATTTTATTTCATAGTGTTTATAAAGTCCTATAAGGTATTCATAACTATAAGGCAGTTTAACTACTGTACCAAATGCTACAGGCTCTCTATTAGTATATAAGTTACCTATCATTAGTAACATAGCGTGAATTATAGCAGGTGGTAATTTACCACCTGTTTCTAATTCATCTAAAGCTATGTCTAAATGTTTAGATACTGAATCCTCTGCTACAGCTATTAAGTCCAGAATGTACATATCATCTGCCCTAAAATCCTCATCTACCAGCAGGTGTTTCTTAGCTTGTTCTAAAGTTATATACATAGCTTACTACTTATTAAATAGACTATAATTAGGCTTTAAGAACCTTCTTAACAAATGCTTCTGCTCTTCTAGGCTTGGCATCAAAGTAAGCATTGATAACAAGTCTTACTTTACCGTTAGCAGCCTGTGTATATGGGTCTACTGTTAAATCAATTCCACCCCATTGACCGATAACCAAATCAGCGAAATTACCGTAAACAATACCTTTACCTGCTACAGCAGAAGTACAAAGAACAGGATAGCCGTTTACCTCATTACCTTCCATAATGAAAGAATTTTGATTCTTTGCGGTGGACTTTAATACAGCCTTTGCAGAAGGTGAAACAATAAACTTAATATCACCTCTTACATTCTTCTCACCTAATGTAGCTTCCATATTTACAAAGTCTGTATAAGTAACAGCGGCAGTATCAGCAGTTACACCATTAAGCAAACCAGCTGGTTGTGTAGCAGAACCAGCAGCAGTACCCAAAATAGTAGCTTCCAACTTATTAGAAATAGCTGATACAATATCACGTTTCAACATTTCTTCTGCACTGTTAGAATCTTGAATTAAGAACTGCTTAGATA